GTCTGAGAATGGAGGCCATGTCTCAAGATTACCATCCGAGTCTAGCACCTTTGGTGAAGTTAGTATGCAATCAGGGTCACCTGGTAAAGTGTCCTCCTCTACTGCATCAACCTGCGCTATTATCCACTGGTTGCTCAGTCTCAGTAGGCTCGCTTGTATTTCCATTTTGTTGCTCCTCTGCGAAGAATATTTGCTCTTCAGTTAAACCAACATCTTTCAGTTTGGCAACGAAGTTATCAAGAATACCATTGTCAGGATAAACAACACTTATGATGTGTTCACCACTTAAACGATGTTCTTCAATTGGACTGAATGGACACCAACGTGTGTATTCAATCGGTATATTTCCATCTTCTCTAACTTCCCCTAGTTTAAGAAGATATGGAAAGTTCATACTATATCCAATAACCTTAGTATCTGGTTCATTGTTTTCACGGATCTCTCCAAATAAAGCAAGAACTTGATCTCCAGTAACTAGTGAAATGATACGAACATTATGATTCGTTATCAACTGTTTCTGTGCTGGAGGATTCACTGGTTGAGTTTGTGGTGTTTCCGTCATTTTCTAATTCTCTTTTTTGTTGGATTTTTTGTAGGTAAGATTGTTCTAATCCTTTTTCAGGACTACTGATTGTCATCACACAATCATATGGAATCTTAAAATGCCAATCTGGACTATAAGGATTCCACTTACTGAATTTAACAGTATACTCTGTTCCGAGTTGTTCTGTCAAGTACTGTGGTTGTTGTGTATCCAAATGCAGAACATAAGGTTCTTCCATCAGGAGGCAAAGACCTTTTTTATCTTCACCTTCCTGATCATAGACTTCCTTTAATTCAGCAATAACACGTTCCCCAGTCTTTAACGTAAGGATAGATACGGCCATAATTATTTTCTTCTTCTAAAAGTATAGCACTAAGAAGCAGAAGCGTCAAGCTTATTAAGTTCTTTTCCGAACCAAAGCTTATGCTTCTGCGCTTCTGGTATATGCTTTTGTAAGTCAACTGTTAAAAGGCCATTCTCAAACGTAACATTATCCACCTCTACGTCTGCCCCTAACTGCCAACTTCTAGTAAATGATCTAGATGCTATACCTTTATGCTTGTAATCATTATTATCTTCTTTGACTGGATATGCTCTAACTGTTAGAACATTCCTTTCTGTTGTGACTTCGATATCATCTCCTGAAAATCCTGCAAGAGCGATTTCCAAACTGGTTCTACCATCAGGTCCATTAATGACGTTGTAAGGAGGATAACTTGTTCCTGCTCCTGCAATAGCTTCAAGTCTTTGGAATGTTTCATCAAATCCAATTGAAAATGGTGTGAAATGTTGCCACACGAAATGGTCTAGGTCTTTATTGCCCATGATTCTTAGCTCCTTTAATAAGCGAGTTTATGTTTTGTGGACCCCGAAGGCATCCATAATTAATTATAACACTAAACTCCAATCATAGAGGACGGTTTACCGCCAAGGTTGACCGCTTCGTCTGGATGATTTTAAATTATAATAAAGATTTAAACTGGTAGTTATAGCAATTACTGCTAGAAGAACTGTATCAATCATTAGTCTGTTTCTTTCTTCCTATATTATATTTACTCTCTAACGTCCAGTCATTCTTTTCTTTGAATGCTAATACTTTAATCTGATTCAATGGTGCTAAATCAGAGATAGCATCTTTATTAACAATAGATATCAATCCCCAGTCTGAAAGAAGTTGGATGATTCTATTCCTACGTTGTATATCATTCAATGATAAATTGGTCTTCTTACCATCTAATGCAAATAATTCTTTGAAGTGTACGATATAATACTTACCTTGCTTGTGTAGTATATGACAAGATTGATATATCTTCTTCTCCTTTCGTGAAGCAACACCAATACGAGTAAGAGTCTCTCTCACTTTAAGAAAGTCATCTGGTTCATTAAGAACCACTTCTACCATATCAGTTTGTTTCCACTGGATCTCAGTTTCGACGCTCATTTCCACCTTTCCTTAACAAATGTGCAATGTTTTCTAGGTGATCCTTTGTGAGAATCCTGAGTGCTTGTAGAGCCTTATCATCATTATAACCATAATACTCTTTAACTACTTCAAGGTAATCAATAGAATCCTTTCTAGTCCAAGGAGAGAATCTCTTTCTTGGTTTCACACTATTTAGTAAAAAGTCATATTGCATTCGTTTAGGAAGATGAGAACATTTGTTCATCTCATTCGCTAATAATATAGTATCTGTAAAGGAAGATAAACATCTATTTACAACATAAGCAGGATACTTTTTCGCACCCTGTTCATCATCAAGAAGAATATTCTTCTTTGATTGATTGATACTGTATAGATAATCTTTCAGTTGGTACATCATTCCAATGGCGTATCACGCCAGCAGTAATAAAACAATTAGTGACAAGGTAAGTAATGAAAATAATACTACGAACAATACATACCGCATTATCATACTCTGTAGTTGTATGATCCGCGAAACTTCCCAAGGCATACTTCCAAGTCCTCCAAAATTTAATCATGTAAACACGGCATTAACACTTACAACTTTAGCATTTGGGTTACGTGCTAGAGCAACCTGTCTGGCCTCAGCATAGTTACGAGCTTGTACTGTCTCTGTAAAGACTGTACCAGACACATAGAGTTTTACTTCACACTTCATAATTTAATAGGACTAGTTCCTTCCTTGCTGCTTGATCTATATTATAGCATCCTACAGATCTCATGGTGTAAGTGTGTGCAAATTCTCCAACTGTCCACTCCTTGAAACGATCCTTAACAATCTGATTTGAATTGTAAGAGATCAACATGGGAGATGTAAATGTATCACACCAGTTAGCAAAATCATCATGATCAAATGTCTTATGCATACCTCCCTTCTTACCATACAAGTTATCCTTGATATCGTAAGGAGGATCTAAGTACGTAAATACATCCTTCTCATCTGACAACATTCTCTCGTAAGAAAGATTTGTTATTGTCCAGTTTTCAATGAGTTCTGAGTACTCGCTAAGTCGTCCAATACCTCTGAGGGAAAAGTTGGACTGGGATGCTTGAGCACTGAAGGACGAGGACTCAGTAAGACCACTAAAACTGCACTTGTTAACAATGTAAAAAGCACAGGCCCTTTCAAAATTAGACACTTCTTCGCCATTAATTTTCTCCTTTGATTCTGTGAACAGTTGCCTTGCAGTCTCTACATCTGGAAATGTATTCTTTATATCCGTTAACATATTCTGGAGTTCTTCTCCATTATGCTGCAATTCGCACCAGAAATTATATAGAGGCTCATACAGATCATTGACCCATATCTCTATCTTAGGATATCTCTTTGTAATTTCTATTGCTACTGATCCACCACCTATAAATGGCTCTCTAAATTCTCTTACCTGAGTAAGGTCTGGGAGGAACTGCAACAGTTTTACTACTGCTCTGCTCTTCCCTCCTGGATATCTCAGTGGTGTCTTCAGTGATTTTTGTGTTGCTGGCATGATAAGGATTTGGTCTTTTGAGTTCAGTCATTTCTACCACCTGGTATCTGTACTATAATTTAGCACAGTTCTCTCAGATTTGCAAGTCATTAGCGAAATACTTCAAATCCCAAGTCAGTTAAACCTTTACTTTTACGTGAAGGATAAACAGCAACACTTGTTCTACAATCACCATTCTCATAAAAACATTCTTTTTTATCAGCAACAATAATTTTATCAGTTACGGCATCATGTACAATCAAATAATCAAATGAAAACTCATCATAATTATTATTACAAGTTGTCCCTCTTCTGGGAGAAGTTCTAGTCCTTTTTAACTTAACATTATTTCTATTACTATTTTTGCCTGTAGAATTAAATCTTTTAACTTGCAATTTTTTATTATTTTTTGCTATCATAAAATCCCAACCTTTATCTACAGATGGTTCTACCAGTTGTAGATCTTCAGAATCAGCCCATTCATAATACTTTGCAGCAAAATAATATTCACTTGCTCTCCCCTTCATTCTAGATAATTGAGTATTCTGGGGTGAATGAGTAGTTACTACTCCTCTATAAACATGAACTTTAGAATCTGGAATAATCAAACCTTGAGATTCTATAGGAGCAGGATCATATCCTTCAATAAAATTAGATAAACTCATCTAAATTCGCAACTCATCATAATCTCTGTAAGACATGCAAGCATGTTAATCTCTTGATCAGGAACAATAGTAATGTCTCTCATATACTTTGCTATGATAAGAACTGCCTCTGGAATAGAAGCAGGTTTCAATACATCATACAAACTATCATAAACTTTCCTCATGACCATGCTAGGATCATTGTCTGTGTGTTGAACAACCCATCCTTTGACAGTCTTAAAGTCTTTCTTTACCAATGCCGAAAGAAGAGAATCAAGATTAACGTCAGCAACATCCACGAGAATAGCTGCATCAATGGCTCCATTAGCAGAATAGCGTTGACACTCATTGATAAGCCTACGCCAGTCAGGATAATACCTAGTAATAAGTTTAGCCAGAACTTTATCTTCAAATTGAACATCTTCTTTTTTTAATATACCTCTAAGTCGTTCAAAGAACTGACCTTGTAATGTTACACTCTGTCCATTCTTTACACGAAAATCAACCACTGTACACCGTGAATGCAGGGGTTCAATAATCTTATTGATAAAGTTACAAGTAAATATGAACCTACAATTACCGTGAAACTCCTCCACAGCACTTCTGAGTGAGAGTTGAACATCGTTGGTTGTGTTATCTGCTTCATCTATAATGACGACCTTGTGGGACGCTCCAGAGGTCAGTGAGACCGTTGAAGCAAACTGTCTGATTCTGTTCCTAACAGTATCTAAAAATCTACCCTCATCAGATCCATTGATCATGATGTAAGATGCACCTATCTCATCACATAAAGCTTTAGCAATAGTTGTCTTGCCTACACCAGCAGATCCAGACAACAAAAGATTTGGTAATTCTTTCTGTTCTACAAATCCTTTAAAAACATTTTTAATACTCTCTGGTAGAATACAATCCTCTACTGTAGAAGGACGGTACTTCTCAACCCATAGAAATTCTTTACTCATTATCTAAAACCATGTTAAATGAAAAGGTCATACGCATTGTATCACTAGTAGATGGTTCTACGCAATGCGAAAGGTACGGTGGAAAAAGTATCACATCACCATCTTGGAGTTGGGGTTTCATAGTATCAGCAAACAGTTCATTAAAGTCACTGTTCTTATGAGGAAACTTATGTATTCTATTATTAATATCAGGACGAATAAAAGTCGTTGGTGTTGTCCCTTTATTATAATAGATCCCACACCAATAAGGATTCTTTGATAAAGAACCATTAAGATGTGAATGTGGTTCTTGACCTTGCGTGTCGTGGTAAATGTTATACCAGAAATCAGAAAAATAAAACTTGTCTGGTATACCTAACTCAATA